TGTTTTAAAAAATTTTTAAAACAAACAGCTTTCGTTCGAATTCAAAACAGCTTTCTTTCAAAACAGCTTTCAGTTCTTGGAAACGCTTTTAATAGCTTTCAAAATTTATTTTGCATTCATCCTGATTGAACCCGGAAAAAGGGAGTGTGATTCAAAGCGCACCATATATTTCAGGAGAGTGATTGTTGTGTAGGTCATTCTTGTGTTGGAAATTTCTGTCACAAATTTCAAATGCCATTGATTCTTCTTTGGTTTTGCTTTCTTTGCATGATTTACGTGATTTTGAAGTTGGAGTATACATACGTGGTTAAGCCCTTTCTTAAAACTGCGTTTTTAAACACAACTTCACACTATTCAGACGAGTATTTGCGAGAGTACTCAGGCATTCGCTGGTTGCACACTTTCAAGGAGTATAGAGAGCATACGATTTTCTTTAACTTTCCTTCTTTTTACTGTAGTCCGGGATCTGGAATTAAACACACACTCTCGGAACTCATTAAGATGGAAGCAGAACGGGTTAATTTGACCAAAACTGAAACTATACCTAAAGACATTCTGCTTGAGAGAGCAAAGAATTATCGTGTTGCACAGGAAAGCAATAAATCTTTGTTGCCGCAGGTTGAGGATCTTTATGAAGTTTCAAAGTGGAAGCGGGCTATTTCTTCTCTTCAGAAAGGAGAACCTAGCTTTGTTCGGACTAGTGAGGTTGCCATAGGAACTATGTCTGGTGCTGGGAAAATGAGGATCAAAGTTCCAGTAGTCAAGAGCTACGAGGAAGAAGTTGCAGACATGCGCCTGAGCCAAAAAGTTAGGGCAAAAGCTGACCAGATTGTTGTAGCTGCTATTGAAATCGTTAACGATGGATTTGCTTCTGTGAACTCAGATGTCACGCTAGCAGCTTCTCTGTATGATAAGAGGCACAAGACCATAGCCAGTTCTTTTAAAGGGGCGTATGCCTCTAGAGCGAGTGGAACACCCAGTCATGTTGTCTTTTATCCAACTCACAGAGTTGCTCCTGGTGACAATCCAAACGATACTCTTGAATTATCAGCAGTTAGTAGAGATTCTGACTTTGATGAGAACTTCACTCTAGCAAATTTCTCTGTTAGGACTGTCTATGCTAAAGCTAAGGGTCCAGAGGTCATTCGAGAAACTCAACACTTGCTGAATTGCAAGTTGGAGGACTTAGTTAAGGCGCAGCAATTTGCTTCTGATGAGCAAGTAGTTTTGGCTTTACCAAGAGTTTACCCGAAAGTTAATTTGGACAATTATGTTATGCCAGGCCCTGATAATGTGACTAAGCAAGAAGGGGAGTACTCAGCCAAAGGCATCCATTTCAGAAAACCAATTTTTAATGGGAGCGAAATTGTGCTAAATGCAACTTCCAAATTGCCCAGTAGCAAGTCCAGAGGCATTTCCAAAAGTGAAAAGATTGATGACCTTGGTTGCATGTCTGATGAAGAAGGAATTGATTACAAGTACGGGCAAGCACTTATGGAAGAAGATGTGCTAGAGGCCCAAGTTGACATGTTCCCTTTGCACAATGTAGCGGAAACCATGCGTTTGCTCTTTTCAGGAGTTTCCACAATCCCCATGAACGTGGTGGAGGGAACCAAGATAAGTGTGGCATACTTGAATGAACTTGCCACTCACCCAGGCGTGCATGTCCCGATTCTGAACATGCTTGGGAGGATACCAGGGTCCATATTAGCAAGAGTACACTGTGAAGTGGCTCCCACTTGTGGAATAGGATTGGCCGCCACTTACGTGGAGGGAAATGAGAGTGCGGCACTTGGCACTGATCTTGGGAGGCTTTTGGGAATACAACACGTCAAATGGAATCCTGCAATTGAACCAGTAAAGGAATTTCGTTTCAAGCCCTTTTCTTGTGTTGATTGGTGGAATATGCATTACTTGGGTTCTAGCAAGTTTTCGCCAGTTCTGGCGTTTGTCTGCCTTTCAAAATGGATTAATCCACCCAAGGGCGAATGCAAGATGTCTTATGCGCTCTATTTTGAGCCAGATATAATTCTGCCCCGCCAGATAGCATCTCTCAACTCTGTGCCTAGCTTTATGCTGAGGAAAGAACTGGGGACTCTGAGTTTTAAACAAGGTGAGAGACGGGCTTATGCTTTTGAGGTTAATTTTGGAAAACCACAAGTGGAGGGAAAGAGTGTGACTCTCAATTTTGCCTCTGCATATTGTGGGCTGAGCCAATACATGGAATCCGACATAGTGATCGACTTGACTTTGATGAGTAGTCCTATGATGGGGGGAACTTTCACTTTGGCCTATGTAGCGGGGAGCTACTTGAAGAGCATTAAGAATATGCAATTTTTAGATGCTCTTCCCCATATAACTTTCAATTTTGAGAAGGGAGGCAAAAGCACAAGGAGTTTGAGATTTCCAAGTAGATTGTTTCCTACATACCAAAGTTTGGATCGTTGGGACCTCAATGCTAGCAGAGAAGATGATGTCTCTGGACATTTTGTCCTTTACCAAAGAGACACAGTGTCAAGTGCTCTAGAAGGGGACTTGGTTTTTCGTGTTTCAGCACGTGTCTCAGGAGAACCGATGATGCATGGTGTTAGTGTGGGGTATCCGACGACATTAACAAGGGCCACTACTGGGAAAATGTCAAGTAGATCTCTAGGTGAGAAGGTTAGAAAACCCATTGGTCTTGCTAAGGGACAAGCTCACATGAATCTTGCAGATTACAAGAGGGTTTTTTACCCAATGGCTGAGTGGATATACTCTTCGGAGAAATATGAGGGAAGAAGAGAAGATAGAGACATCTTAAAGCTTTTGCTTAAGATGAGACTTGATGGCACTAAGGCTACAGAGGATTTCAGAATTGTGCATAGTCCTCTTGTCAGAGTGTTGCAAAACTGCGCTTGGTTGAGAGGAACGATCCATTTTAAGATTGTCGTAAGGGCAAATTCAGAAATGATGTCTTATCAGAGGACTTCTCAAGTTCATGTTACTGCCCATGAGAACAGCCTGAGTTCCAATGAATTCTTTTCAGGCATGCTGACGGCCACAAGTGGTGAACTTGAATTTTCAAAAGAAGTCGTTGGCCCTGTTGAAGGTTTTTCATCCATGGGCTGGAATGTGCAAGGAAATAAAAAGTTCTACAAATTGTGCATAGCTCTTGGAAATGTCCATGAATATGAGGCAGTGAAAGTTATGGCAAGCTTTGGTGATGATGTAGAATTTGCAGGACAGCAGAAGGCTGGGCACTATGCGCTAGAAAGAGGAGTGAGTGTCTTCAAGGAGTTCAAGTATTAGTTTGTTATTTTATTTCTAATAAAGAAAGGCGTGAGCAGCCAGCCTCCCATTAAAATGGGTTCCACTGCTTTGTTAAATCTATTTTGTTTAGTGTGCTTGTTATAGAGTGCCGGGTTGAAACACCTTTTTCCTCAGGAAAATAGTTTACATAATAGAGG